CCTTAAAAACAGACGATCAGGATTTTCATTTATGGCTTCAGCAGAACTTGTTAATCAAGCCACAATGTCAAGCGATTCAAGATTTGGGGTATTATCAAAATCAGGTGCAGATGCTAAGAAAATGTTTACGGATAAAGTTGTACCAATCTCGGTTAACTATCCATTCTTCTTCAAACCCATCCAAGATGGTATGGATCGTCCTAAAACCGAATTGGCATATAGAATCCCGGCTTCTAAACTAACTAGAAGAAAACTAGATTCTGGAGAAAAGTTAGAAGAATTAGATGGATTAGATACAACTATAGATTGGAAAAATACTGGAGATAATAGTTATGATGGTGAAAAATTAAAACTATTAGCTCATGATGAAAGTGGTAAGTGGGAGAGACCTGATAATATTAAAAACAACTGGAAAGTAACAAAAACTTGTTTAAGATTAGGTAGGAGAATTATTGGTAAATGTATGATGGGATCTACTAGTAATGCTCTAGATAAAGGTGGTCAAAACTTTAAAGATATTTATAATAATTCAGATGTTACTATTAGGAATAGAAATGGTCAAACTAAATCTGGACTATATTCACTATTTATTCCAATGGAATGGAATTACGAAGGGTATATCGATGTGCATGGTTACCCAGTATTTGATACTCCAAAAAAACATATAGTAGGAGTTGATGGTTTGCCAATTAAGATAGGTGTTATAGAATATTGGGACAATGAAGCTGATGGATTAAAAGGTGATCAAGATGGATTAAATGAGTTTTATCGTCAATTCCCTAGAACAGAAGCTCATGCTTTTAGAGATGAATCTAAACAATCGCTATTTAATTTAGTAAAAATATATGAGCAAATAGATTATAATGATGGAGTAAATAACGCTGCAAATATAACCACTGGAAACTTTCAATGGTCTCACGGAGTTAAAGACACTAGTGTTATTTTTATGCCTAGTAAAAGTGGTAGGTTTAAAGTTTCTTGGGTTCCACCTAAAAATCTTCAAAATCAAGTGATTATAAAGAATGGAACTAAATACCCTCGAAATGAACACGTTGGAGCATTTGGTTGTGATAGTTATGATATATCAGGTACTGTAGATGGAAAAGGTTCTAATGGGGCTTTACACGGGCTTACTAAATTTAGCATGGAAGATGCTCCTCCAAATCACTTTTTTTTAGAATATATATCAAGACCTTCGACAGCGGAGATATTCTTTGAAGACGTATTGATGGCTTGTATATTTTATGGAATGCCGTTATTATGTGAAAATAATAAACCTAGATTACTTTATTATTTCAAAAGAAGAGGTTATAGAGGATTTTCAATGAATAGACCAGATAGACTATGGAACAAACTATCTGTAACAGAAAGAGAAATTGGTGGAATACCTAATTCAAGCGAAGACGTTAAACAGGCGCATGCGGCTGCAATAGAATCATATATAGAAACTTATGTGGGATTAAAAGATGATTCACATGGAGATATGTATTTTCAAAACACATTAGAAGATTGGGCAAGGTTTGATATTAATAAAAGAACTAAGCACGATGCTTCAATAAGTTCTGGTTTGGCTATAATGGCTTGTAATAAGAATAGATATAGACCATCAGCAATAAAAAATATAGATTCTATATCATTAAATTTTAGGAAATATGATAATAAAGGATATACTTCAAAAATAATAGAATAGATGCAGATTAAGACAAATATGAGCAGCTCATTTCCTGATCAGGTAGTACCTGATGCTGAGAAAGCTACATGGGAATACGGATTATCCGTAGGTAGAGCTATTGAAGGTGAATGGTTTGGTAATGGTATCGGAAACGGATATAGATTTGATACTAATTATAATAACTTCCATAATTTAAGATTATATGCTAGAGGAGAACAAAGCATTCAAAAATATAAAGATGAACTATCTATAAACGGTGATTTGTCTTATCTTAATTTAGATTGGAAACCTGTTCCAATAATTCCAAAATTTGTAGACATAGTTGTTAATGGTATCTCTCAAAGAAGTTATGAAGTAAAAGCTTTTGCTCAAGACCCTGAATCTAGACAAAAAAGAACCACATATGCTCAGCGTATAATTAGAGATATTCAAATGAGAGAATATACCAATGCTGTTAAAGAAACTTGGGGAATTGATTTAAGAGAATCTAGTGATGATGATAACATGCCTCAAACTATAGATGAATTATCATCTCATATGCAATTAGATTATAAACAATCTGTTGAACTTGCCGAAGAAGAGTTAATAAACCAAATATTAGATAAAAATAAATATCACTTAATACGAAAAAGATTAAATCAAGATCTAACCGTTCTTGGGATTGGAGCAGTTAAAACTAGTTTTAATAAATCAAATGGTATAAATATAGAGTATGTAGATCCAGTTAACTTAGTTTATTCGTACACAGAAGACCCAAATTTTGATGATTTATATTATGTAGGTGAAGTTAAAAATATTAGTTTACCAGAGTTAAAAAAGCGATTTCCATGGTTATCTGCAGAAGAGGTGAAAAAAATTCAAAAATACCCAGGAAATACTAGTTATACTAGAAACTGGAACGGCAGGAAAGATGATCAAACTGTACAAGTTTTGTTTTTTGAATATAAAACTTTTGTAAATCAAGTTTTTAAAATAAAAGAAACAGCTAATGGATTAGAAAAAGCTTTAGAAAAAACAGACATGTTTGACCCACCTGAAGCAGACACGTTTAAAAAAGTATCAAGATCTATTGAAGTATTGTATACAGGAGCTAAAATATTAGGTCATGAGACAATGTTAGAGTGGAAATTAGCAGAGAACATGACTAGACCTCTAGCTAATACAGCTAAAGTTAATATGAATTACAATATTACCGCTCCTAGAATGTATAAGGGCAGAATAGAATCATTAGTTAGTAGAATAACTGGATTTGCTGATATGATTCAATTAGCACATTTAAAACTACAACAAGTTTTATCTAGGATAGTTCCAGATGGTGTTTATTTAGATATGGATGGTTTAGCCGAAGTTGATTTAGGTAATGGTACTAATTATAATCCTGCTGAAGCATTGAACATGTATTTCCAAACAGGTAGTATAGTTGGTAGATCATTAACTCAAGATGGTGAATTAAATCATGGTAAAGTACCCATTCAAGAATTGCAATCCTCCAGTGGTGGTAGTAAAATACAGTCGCTTATACAGACTTATCAATATTATTTACAAATGATAAGAGATGTCACCGGTCTTAATGAAGCTAGAGATGCTAGTACACCAGATAAAGATGCTTTAGTAGGTTTGCAAAAGTTAGCTGCAGCTAATTCAAATACTGCAACAAGGCATATTTTACAAGCCGGTTTATATCTGACATTAAGAACATGTGAAAATATTACGCTTAGAGTTGGTGATGCTTTAATGTTCCCACTTACTAAAGCCGCTTTAGAAGATAGTATTTCAATATATAACGTTGCAACATTAGGTGAAATAGCTAATTCTAGTTTACATGATTTTGGTATATTTTTAGAACTAGAACCAGATGAAGAAGAAAAAGCAATGCTAGAACAAAATATTCAAGTAGCGCTTCAAACTCAATCCATAGATTTAGAAGATGCTATAGATATAAGAAATATTAGTAATTTAAAATTAGCAAATGAATTACTTAAGAAAAGACGTCAATTAAAGAGTAAAAGAGATCAAGAAATACAACAAGCGAATATTCAGGCTCAAGCTCAAGCAAATGCAGAAGCTGCTGAGAGAGCCGCTATGGCAGAGGTTCAAAAGCAACAAATACTTACAGAATCTACCTTGCAAATAGAACAAGGGAAATCTCAGTTTGCTATTCAAAAATTACAACAAGAAGCTGAAATAAAAAAGCAATTAATGGAATTAGAATTTCAATTTAACATGCAGCTTACGAAAGCTCAATCTGAAAATAAAAGATTAGATGAGACTCAAAAAGAAGATAGAAAAGATAAAAGAACTAAAATACAAGCAACACAACAAAGTGAACTTATAAGTCAAAGACAAAATGATTTACTACCTACAAATTTTGAATCTAAAGGAAACGATAATTTAGGTGGATTAGGAACAGAGCAATTTACTCCTAGATAGGTTCTATTTAATTATATAATATCATATCATGAAAAAAGAAGAAAAAGAAGTAAAAGAAGAAGGTGCTTTTAAAGTAAAGAAAAAACCTTCTATGAAGAAATTAGATAAAAAAGATGAACCTATAAAGGTTGATTTATCTAAAAAGAAAGAAGAGGTTAAAGAACCTGTAAAAGTCGAGGATGTTAAGAAGGAGATTGTTGAAGTTGAAGACAAAGCAATTGAAAAGGTTGAAGAAGTAGTTGCAAAAATTGAAGAGAAACAAACTGAAACTCCAGCTATTAAAGAAATTAAAGAAGAAGAATTTGAACCAATAGGTGAAACAATTCCAGTTAATAAAACGGTTGTAAAAGAAGAACCTGAGTTAACTCCTCAAGCAGAACTACCAGAGAATGTAGAAAAACTCATAGAGTTTATGAAAGAAACTGGTGGAGATATGAGAGATTACATAAGATTAAATGCCGATTATTCCACCGTAGATAACGACATATTATTAAAAGAATATTATACTCAAACAAAACC